AAATACTTTCGTTTAATTTGCTATGTTCGTCGGATCTACAAATTTAACGAAAGTATTTTCTTGGAATACCTTTGTTGATTCTGTATTGTTTACCATTACAACCGTATCTTCACTACTAAATGTTTCTGTCATATAACCTGTTGTGCTTTGTGTTGCAACTGGCAATGGGTTCCACCTAATATTTAAGGTATCTGTAATGAATTTAGTTGGAATAAAGTCGTTCCATTTTTCTCTTAAAGTATCATAAACTGTATTATTTAATCGTTGTCCTTTTAGGAATGTAACAATAGTATTGTCTATAACTTCTGAAGGCGTGTTATTGTCACTTATAATTAATTGCTTTGTACTTGGGTCGTCATCTTTATAAAGATAACCATCTTCTGCGTATGTTTCAACACTTTGAAATGTTCCTGTTGGATCACTTATATCAATATATCTGCTATGCCCTGCATGTGTTCTATTTGTTGATTTAAGTTTTAAAATATTAGATGTTTGGCTTAAAGGAAATACGTTATAGTCTTGTGCTGATACCATTCTATTTTGCGTATAGAAGGTTTGTGGTGCTCTTGCTTTAATATTTGCTAAACTCTCTGCAGGTAAACTATTATTTACAGCATTTTCTAGACCAAATGTAACAGTCAGTCTATATGTAGAGCCGTCTGCATTTACATACGGTATAGATGCTTGTAAATTATTTGCATCATCTGGATGGATAGTATATCTACTGCCGTCACTTGTTCTATGCCATACTCTGAAAATACCCGTTGGGACATTACCAAAATTTCCATCTGGATACTTAATTCTTATTCCGTCGTTATTTAAATTTTCTACTGAATATAAATTTCTAGTGTTTAGTGCTTGACTATTATAGTTTAATGTTTGTCCAACTGTATTTGGAATCTTAGTCCATTGATTTTCTACAACACCTTGAGTATTGACTTCTTGTACAAATACGTCTGTTTCGTTTATATTTTGTTTTAATATATCTTCAAATCTACTTGTTAGAGGTGTTTCGTAATTGAAGTCGTCAAATGCTAATGAGCCTTGCTTGAATAATAAAAAGAAACCTGTGTTCTCACTTGCTAAACCTAGACCGTCGTTTCTATAGTAGAATCCGAAATCATTTGTTGGGTTAGGTTGTTTTTCGTAAAAGTATTGATTGTCGTAAAAGTCACCATTAACAATTTCAAAAGGCCTAGTCACACCGTTTACATTTATTTCAAATGCATGTGCTATAGGTGACGTAATAGGTGTACTTATAGTGTATTGATCAGTATTAATTCCTCTTATTTTACCGGACTTAATAGGCGTTGAGAATCTATTACTCGTACCCATTGCCGCATTTAAAACTGTAATGAATTGTTCGTAACTATCTGAATTATTGGCATCGTCCCAAAAAATACTTTGATTAGATAATTCGTTGCCTTGGCTGTCTGTCAATGGCTCGTTTGTACTAATACTTGTAACCTTCATTAACCCACTTGCTGGGACATTTCTTTTAGGATTATATCCTAACATTCTTGCTAATTTAAATACTGAGTCTCTTCTTTCTGCTGTCTCTAAAAAGTTTTCTCTTGTATTGACGTCCATTCTAAATGCAATACTTGTACTTAGGAAAGAAAGCAATTCTATAATTGCAATGAATTCTGAACTTTCTATATAGTCATTAAAGTTTTCAGGAAAATTTGTTCTTATGTATTCTACTAAAGAAGATCTGATAGTATCAAAATCGTATGCTTGAAAGTCTACTTCACTGTATGCCTTATATGCCACTTTCCAATCTTCTGCGGCGAATAGATTATTTTGTCTATTTACTATTGACATTAAATTTCCTCTGTATTCCTTTTATTAAATTCTATATATAGTACGTCTGCTTGGTCTATATTATAATACTTAACAGAGACTTCAGCTCTTATTGTTTGATCATTAATATATAAAATTGTGTTTTCTAATTCTACTCGTGGATCTAAATCTACGATTCTTTGAATATCTTCTTTTATTTCTTCTTGTAACATTGGGCTATCCTGTTCCATCAACATATCCCAAATTATGCTACCAAAATTAGGTCTCATTACTCGCTCTCCCTTCTTTGTATAGAAGTGATTCAATAAATCTCTCTTTATAAGATCAGTATCTGTTAAGGTGTAAGGTGCCCTATTTTTGTCTACAGTACTGAAGCCTTTGAATAATGTTGCCATGTAAGTATTTATCAAATTAATTAAATATAGTTTTAATTTATGCTTGACTTATCCTGTAATGATGCTACAATAAGTGCATGAAGAATGTGATTTACTTACATGGTGCTAATGCAGACCCGGATAACTTTAATTATTATACATTAAAGATGCCGGAACATCCTTTTTTTGCTCCAGCATATGATATGGAACAAGATCCTTACGATTTAGTTGAATATATAAGAATGCAAAAAGAAAGGGAATGGGGCAAAGGCAAAGTTGTACTAGTGGGTCACAGTTTCGGAGGGTTACTAGCAAGTTGGTATGCAAGTGTTTACCCTAATAAAGTTGATCACTTAGTTACTATTGCAACACCATGGCAAGGTACGCCAGTGGCTAGAATACTATCTATGATTTTTAGAAATAGTAAAGTATTTGAAAACACTAAGCCTGGTGCAGATGTACTAAGACTCCTACAAGAAAAAACTTATACAGGTAAGCACACTAATGTTGTTTGTACCGGTAGTTCTAATCCTTTAGCAGGGTTAGGCGGCCAAGCAAATGATGGTATGATATTAGTTTCTAGTCAATCCTCCACACCCCCGAAATTCAAAAATACCGAGAATGTCTACATAGAAGCAGGACATAGCGGAGTTTTGTTAAATAATGATGTAACAGATTTGTTACAAAAAATAATTGAGAAATAATATGTCAGACGTAAAACCATTAAACGATACCCTTGAAGAACAACTAAGATGTATGCTTGTTGATAAGAATAACGAATGTGCTAATTTAAGAGCAAAAATTAAATTGTTAGAAGAAAATATAGCAATAGAACAAGAACAAAAATACAGAGCCTTAGTTGAACTCGCTGATATTAAAAAATCTAATAGGCAGATAGCCTAAAAGAATATACCTAGTTTATTATATGCTCGTTTTTTAGCGAGTATTAATATAGATCTCATTTCGTTGAAGTTAATATTTTTCTGATCAGGATACAATGTATTTTGTGACCCGTCTGCTTCTATTTGCCATTTTAGATGTCCGGGTGTAGAGAATAATTCTGCTTCGTATCTTCGCCTAGCAACATAATCTGATCTAATAGTAGGTCTAGAATACTTTCCTATTTTACCTACTCTAAATCGTTGCATAAGTTTAGGTACTGCTTTGTAATTTCCCTTATTAAGCTCAATTAAAAGTTCGCTTTTTGCAAAATTATCTATACCTATATGTGCAATGAAACTTGCCAATGCACTTAGTTGATTTTTATTTAATGGTACAGTTACAATGTTCTTAGCCTGAAATAATGCCTCTTTAAGTTCTGATTCTAGTGCAAGTCTATCAGCCGCAGGGCCTACCCCATTTATAAATTCGACTAATTTTACCCCTGTTTTTTTATGAATATAAATTATACTAGGTCCGTCTAAATATACGTCGATACCCTTATCAGATAATCGTTCTACTACTTTGTCAAATACATTAGCCACCTGTATCTCCTAGTATTTTTTTAGTTTTATCGGTTGCCGCAGATTTAAAATCTTCAACATTGCCGCCTGTGACCTCATTAACTATGTTACTAATGTCATCTTTCATTCCTGCTACTACATTATTCTGTAAGTCTAAAGGTAGTCCAAATTCATTTAAAGAAAATTGTTTATATCTTGCCTCTAGGTCTTTTAGTATCTTAGATTGCCCGATAATTTTTTGTGATAATGCGTTTGTTGTAGGTATTCTGAAAGGAGGTATAGCAATATTAAGCATGTCTGCCATCTGTGTGATGCTATCTAGACTACCTAAATCCAAATTCTGAATAGCATTGAAATCACTTAATGCGGCATTATAATCCTCGTATACACCCGCTACACCGTCTTTACCCTCTTGGAAGGCTTTACCTATGTTTGTTCCTTCAGGTGTATCTGCATCTGCAGGTGTATCGTCTGTAGGATCTATCTGGCCAGGTAATGTTTCTAAATCTACAGATACATCTTCCTCAATGCTACTAGGGTCTTCTGTACTAGGATCAAACTGACCATGTCCACTAAATGGCTCTGCAGTAATTAATTTTCCTACTATGGTATTAATAATAGGACCTTTTTCAGGTCTCTGTCCGCCATTTAATATAGGGTTAGACTCCTCTCGATCGTACTCAGGCGATGTTGAGGACTGGTCTGGTTTATCTGCCCCACCTAATTGTTGTGCAGGTTGGGCAGGAAGGAGATCAGGAGTAGGAGGTGTACCAGGGTTATTTAACCCTATGGTAGTTCCAAATAAATTTGTGGTACCACCTGCTGAAACTGTTGCGGCGCCTCCGGCTAATACATCTACTTTTAAATCCGCTTGTACAGTCATATATCCTTTTGACTGTAATGCTGTACCTAACGTACTTGTTAAAGTCATTCTGCCTGCAGAGTTCATCTGTATTTCTCCGGAATTCGCTGTTGCAAGGAAATTAGAATTAGCATGAATATTTGTATCTTCTGCAGAATGTAAATTTACTTTGCCGCCCACTCCTAAAGGGGGCAGACCCAAGGCACCAACTGCTGATGCAACACCTTTATGTCCTGAGCTGTCGTTGTCACCAACTGCCTTTATATTTACGTTATTACCTGCTTCTATATTTACGTTTTTATCTGCTCGTAAATTAAAATCACCTTTACTTCTGATGCTCATAGAGCCTTCACCGAAAAAGTTTATATTACCGTTTTTATCCAATTCAAACCATGCTTTACCGTTTTTAGTAATAACATATATAGAACCGGTTGTGTCATCCATTAATATCTGTGTTCCGCCGCCAGTTCTTAATCTTATATTAGAATTATTTTGTGCATCATCCATTATAAATTGATGCCCTGGTCCTATAGAATCCCCCTTATCATTTCTAGGGCCTTTAGTGAGAATACCTAATACTTCACTTGGTGATTCTCTTCTTGAACTACTTGAAGTTGCCCCTCTTATAGGGTCGTTTATTAATCCTTGTTTAGTAATGGCTTCTGCAAAGTCATGGTATATAGGTCTCAATTTACCATTGTGAATGGGATCAGGGTCGTACTGGTTTTTTTCTGTTGTAGGCGTGTTAAACGGACCACCCTGAAAACTAGGACCACCTGCAATACCAGGTACCATCTGATTGAATGGCATTCCGTTAGTTGTTTGGCTGATTATGTATGGTTTAGAAAGCAAGCCGTCGCCGAATACTACAAGTACTATACTTCCCACATCAGGCGGTGGTGTCCAAAATCCATAGGATTTAACAGCATTATCATCTAAAGTTATATCGTCACTATTTACATTTCCGTATGCAGATGTTCCAAAAAATTGTGATGTATAAACAGCATCAAATAGCACATATTCACAAGGGTCATCGTTTAATGCAGAAATATAAACGGCAACTGTGCCTGTTTTTTCCGTATTAACGTTTTCATCTACAACCCCGGTGTATACACCAAAGTATCGTTTGGTACTGTCGCGGTCACCCGTAGGGTCACTATGAGAAACCTTATTAGTACTAGATGTGTAATAGTGCTTAGCCACCGTATTTCGCCTTCCAAGTGTTATATTGTTCAGATGTTATTGTACCATTACTTAGCATCTTTTCTGGTGTTATCTCAGCAATACCAGTTGCAACTTTCTGAGTATAGTCAGCATCATCAAACAAATCATTACGTCCTTCTATTTCATCATTGTTACGGGTTAATACAGATGCGCCTTGTGTTTCGTATTGTTGTTGTATCTCTTCCATAGATAAACTATTTTTGTCAGCAAGTTTTGACAAGTCTATACTTAGTTCTTTGGCTGTACGAACCGAACTAGTAAATACACCTCCATTGAAAGAATTTATAACTTCTATTATTCTGTATACACCTGTTATAAAATAACTTTGGCCGCCTGTTGCATATAAGCCAACATTATCATCTTCGTCTTCTATAAACGGATCAAAATACATAGGCTGTCTCAATTCAAATAGTACAAAATTGTCGCCACCTGAGGTAATTAATGCATCAGTAGTAGATTTATTTGTTTTTACGGGTTTATTTTCGTCATGATCTATGAAGCCTTCATCAACTTCACCTAAATACCATGGGTCTCCCCTCAACTGTAGGTCCAAGTTCAATAATATATCGCCATTATCTTTTTGTCCATATAGGTAACCAAATAAAGTATTACTAGGACTTTGCGGGCCTCTTGCTTCTTCTTTATTTACTTCTGATTTAACTGATATGGTTGGGCCATTAGTAGTGTCCTTACTGTCAATGTTTTCTTGAATAGATTTCTTCGCCTTGCTTCTCTGATCTTCAGTAATACTTTCACCAAATGCATGTGTTCCACCTAATAGATCTGCACCATATACATAACCACTAGGTCCAGGACTATATTCTTCACCTATTGAGGAATCTATTAATCTTTGCCTGTCGCTTTCTGTAGCGGAACCAGATTGGTTAGAAGTACCACGTTTACTAGTTAATGCACTTGATACAGCATTGGCTATCTGTTTATTAGATAAACTTTCTACTAATGCTTGTGCTGTTGCTCCGGCTCTATCGGCAATTACATCTTTAATTTGGGCTGGATTAAGACCAGCCGCAGATGCAAGATCACTGATGCTTCCATCTTTTGCCTTTTTAAATATATCTAAGAATTTTTTAGCATCACTTAAAAATGCGGCCACACCTGCAAGAGCTTTACCGTCAAGAGATTCACTTGTACTTTGAGGTTCAGAACTAAACTTAGTAATGTTACTTAATAAAGGAGATGAAAATTTACCACCCTTTTTCGGTATCAACAAGTTTATCCCTAGAGGATATTTAAGATCAACACTTAAAATTTGATCATTTCTTCCAGTAAATATATATTCGTAAGCCTTTTTAATTTCCATAGCCTGTATTCTATTCTCTGTGGCTTTCTTATCTAGTCTGGTTTCTTTGATATCCTGTAGTTGTGCTTCAACCGGTGTCTTATAAACTGCTGGTTGATAGATTATTTCTCTTGGATATCTCTCTCCAACATCGTCCCATTCTAATTGTTTAATATCACCGTTTATAGTAAACCAATTTACATTCGTTTGTTGAGGGTCTGGTTCACCTTCTATATTTTCAACAGTCATTCCCTTTGTACGAGTAGTGTGCTTAACAAAGTCATCATTTTTTGCAAGTAATTCGCCTATAAATTTCTCAATAGTTATACCTGCTTCAAAAGTCATTTCAAACTTTTCTGCCTTTTCATTCTTACTTAAAGATTTGTCTGCTTCTTTCTTTTCGGGATCTTGTCTAGTAGATGCATTTTTATTAGTGTCTGCAGGTTTTTTATCTGTTGACGTATCTTTTCTATTTTCTGCTAAATTTTCATTTGTTATAATTTCTTGCCCTGTCGCAGTATCTCCCGGAACTAGATTGGATAAGTTAAATGTATATTTGTCGGGTGTTCCTGTTTTTTCAGAATCTGCATTTTGTTTTTCGTATTCGTTTAATTTCTTTTCAAAATCTTTGACATGTTCTGTTATCGTACTGCCTAATGTTTTTATTGTACTCTTTGTTTTATAATGTGTATCAGCAAAAATTAAATCGTTTGTTACTGCAAACGTTAAATCATATGAAGACCCAGTAGAATTTATTTCGATACTGGCATCCATTAGTTCTAATCTCCATCTATAAGGGCCTGTGATACTTTTAATTCCACCACCGGCATCTACATCTCCAGCACTGGTTCCAAACTCCATATCAGATTCTTTATATCCTTGAAAGTTTATTTCCATAAAGAAAGGAGCATCTGCGGCCATTGCCGGAATGCCTAATCTCCTCCTTGCCAACATTATCATATCCAAAAAGTTTGCGGCACCAGGTTGTCTTATCGTGCAACTTACTGTTTTACTTAAACTTATACCTTTTCCACTAGGAACGGAGTTTATTTCTATATTATCTATTATAACTCCAGTTACGCCGGTTTGTGCGAGTATTACTGTGTTTTCAGGCTTTGCTGTTGTGGCACCGTTAAGAAAGCCACCGTGAGAAATTGTTTTCTTCCCTGTATCATCACTCTTTCCGTTTTCCTCACGATCTCCGGTATCGTCGGGTTGAGCTATTGTACTGTTGTCTTCACTTGCGGCTATTAAGTAAAGTTTAGCATTGTAAGAAGGATTGTCAAATTGGTCTAAAATATTCCCGGCAACTTTTCCTAGGAAGCCGTTGTCTATTTCGTTTGTATAGTAATTTCCAGGCATAAATTATCCTAACAATGCTTTTACATCTTCTGGGGAAGGAATTTTTATACTTACTCCTGCTTTGAAATCTTCTAAAGGGTCCTTTAAAACATCAGGGTTTCTGAGAGCGAATACCCACCAAAGTCTAGGATTTTCGTACAAAACACCTGCTAAAATATCAGGTCTGCCTGCTTCTGCTTCTTTAATTTTGTAATCTAAGTCGAACGCACCTTTTGGAATCGTAGGTAGATTATTTATATCTAAGAAACTTCCGAACGTTCCTGAATTTCTTAAAAAACTATCTCTTCTGTGAAAGTCTGCCATTAGATGTATCCGTCTTTGTATGCGGCTCCGGTTCTTAATGTATCAAGATTAAAGTTCTTACGCAATTTATGTGGTGTATAATTAGGGAATATGTCACAAGTAAATGTGGATTCTGTAGGTACATACGTTGTCGTTGTATCATTGCCTACCTTAATTGATACTGGCACATAGTCAACATCTGGTTTAAATTCAAAAGAATAAGCCAAAACAATTACAGGAATTTTATTAAATCCGTGATCACCTAAATATTCAAATATCATAACAGGCGGTGGAGTACCAAATGTCCCTCCGGCTACTGAGGCATCTCCATAAAAGGATTTAGTAACAACTCTAAAAAATTGCATCATCGCTAGGAAGTACCTGCCCTCGTCCACATTATTAACAGTGACATCAGAGGTAAGAGTAAGTCTAGGAGGTGTAGAACTTTGATATGTATTGATTGGATAGTTCATACCTTGCATTTGTGCCATATCATATTCTGCTGAACCAGATACATAAATTTGCGGAACGTACTGCCATACAAGTCCGTTCGACGCCTTAATAGGGTCCATTATACTTGTTACACCGTCACTTCCGTAGAATCGTTTTTTACCACCATTCTTAGGCCTCAGT